AGTAGTGTACTACCGGTATATACAAACGTACATTTTGTGATAGTGAGAAACATGATTTTATTCGTGATAGCATTGCTGATCTCAGCAAGCGAGCAGAATACAATTAGGTGTTTCTCTGGAGGCTACAAGATTTTTGGAGCTTGGAGCAACAAGTCTCTAAGTGACATCTGTCTGAAAGATGATGTTAGCCAATTCAAAATAATGGTATATCATCAAAAAAATAGTTCCGGGATATTTGCCTACAATGAAGCCTGGCGCAAATGGACAACTCAAGATTGGTATGATTGCAATCCAAAGAAAACAGAATTGGGGCCTATATCAGTCCTCAACATTGACGCTGAAATGTCACTGACGTCCACATCCTTTGCCTGCACAAGAGACTGTATGATCTCTTTGGATAAGGACAATGCTGAGGTAGTCTTGACTTCTTCTGGATTAAACCACTTTGAAATTGCAGGCACTACCATAAATTCAGGATGGTTTAAAACATCAGCTACAATTAAGCTCGACCAAACATGTGAGCATGTGAAAGTGACATGTGGACCAAAGTCACTCCAATTACATGCCTGCTTCAAAAATCACATGGCTTGTATCAGGTTCCTACACAAGACCATTTTGCCTGCAACCATGGCAACCTCTATCTGCCAGAATATTGAACTGATTTTAATGACGACATTTGCTTTAATTATCTTTTGTATATTAATACTGCTGATGAAAACATATATTTGTTATCTACTCATGCCTATATTCATTCCAGTAGCATATATATATGGATTCATATATGATAGAGCTTGTAAAAAATGTCAATTATGCGGTCTTGTCTATCATCCATTCACCAAATGTGGCAGTCACTGTGTATGTGGTATGAGATTTGAAGGATCAGAATCAATGAAAAAACATAGAGACCAAGGAAACTGCCCAGGATACAAATTTACAAGCACTGCTAGATGCCTCTGTAAGTCTAAGGGTTCTGCATTTTCACTCTCTATCATACTAGCTTTCCTGGCACTTGGTTTTATAACACCAATCCAAGGGTTAGTATTACTAGAGGACAAGCAGAGCATTCCATTAGCAAACTTACCTGAAAAATATCAAGCAATGCAAAATCAAATCAATATTGAAGACGTAAAGGCAAGAACAGGAGGGACAACAGATATGTTCTTTGCAAATTTTAATCAGACATTGACTCACCCACAATTAGGATGTGTTACACCAAAAGAAATGTGGTGCATTTCACCCAGGACCAGAGTCACAAGCCAAAGGATGCTCGTATGCACATATGGTGGAAAACTGCAATTAGTGGAGAGTTCATACGATTTTTACAAAGCAGGTGGTAGCCAAACTAACACTTACTGTGCAGCAGACACACACTGTATCATGCAATACAGGCTATCTACACAGGACAAACTAATTCAAGTGTTTAAAGATAGATGCTATAGTAAACCATATATACAACCAACTAACTATTTAACCACAGGTATTGCAAAATGCAAAGTGATGGCTAGAGGCGCATGCAAAAGATTTAAAGATATTACACAAAAAACAATTTTATGTCAAGATGGTAATTACTATCCAGACAAAGATGGTGTCATGCCATTAGGCCCTTTTGACCCAGAAGAAGTTTGCCTTTCCAAACCATGTGGTGCAGTGGTTTATCCATTTCTGAAAGAATCTATCACTAATTGTACATGGGACAATCCTAGGCTGGTGCCAACGAGAGTTAAAGAAATAAACCATCAGGATTTTGAACATTACAAGCAATCTTTGATGCAAAAATTACAAAATGATATGACAATTAACAATTTTCATCTGACAAAGAATCTGCCGCACTTCATACCTCAATATAAATACTTAACTATTCAAGGAGTAGAAACCACAGACGGGATAGACAATGCATATATTAAACTAGAAATACCTGCATTAACAGGGACTGCCACAGGAATAAGTGTATCTACTCCCAATGGCCAACACTTGTTTGACCTGATCGTATATATTAAAATATCAAAGATACAGTCTACATACAATTTCCAATACTACACTGGGAAGACAATTGGGATAAATACAATTCACACAGAAAAATGCACCGGGACATGTCCTAAAGATATAGAGCATAAGTCAGGCTGGGCAACATTTTCCAAAGAAAGATCTAGCAATTGGGGATGTGAAGAATTTGGATGTTTAGCAATTGAAACTGGGTGTGTCTATGGTTCCTGCCAAGACATCATCAAAAGAGAATATGAAATTTATTCTAAATCAGAAGATGATAAAACTATAACAGAAGTCTGCATTTCAATGACTGATAAGACCTTTTGCGGCACAGTTGATGCAACCACTCCAATTATCACACCTGACCTAGAATTACAGTATAAGACTGTAGAAACTACAACCTTACCTAAAAATATAGTAATGTCTAATCATAAATTGTTCAAAGGACAAATTAATGACAGAGGTAGTTTTGGCAAATATTGTGGTAATTACCAAGTCTACAAAAATCAAACCTTAGGTCAAGCAGATGTTAAATTTGACTACATCTGTCATGCTGCTTCAAGAAAGGACATAGTGATTAGAAAATGCTTTAATAATGATGCTCAATCATGTGCAGTATTAACAGAAGACAAGGATCTAATCTTCGAAGAATTAGACAATACGGTTACAGTGCATAATAATAAAAAAATAACTGGAACTATTGCAGTCAAAGCAATCTTAGGCGATTTTAGTTATAAACTATTTGCTCAGGAATTGACTGCAGATTTTGAAGCCAGTTGCATTGGTTGCTATAATTGCATAGCAGGCATAACATGCAATATTAAAATAAAAAGCGAGATTGGAGCAATATGCAATCTAGATTCTCCATGTTCAACATTCACAAATAGAATACTCATTCAACCAGGTGAGACCACACATGCGATCAAGCTAAAATGTTCAAAACCATTTGAAACAAATGATTTGACATTTAAGCTCTGTAAGTCAAGCATCACAGCACACTTAACCCAAACAAAAGCCCATGACAATTTGCAACTGAGTACTGGAGAACAATCAACATATATCCATGAAGAAGACTTGAGATGCCAGACATGGATATGCAAAGTCCAAGAAGAAGGTTTATCATTTATTTTAAAACCCCTTGTGGATTGGCTTGGAAGCTTTACATGGCCAATTGCAACCCTTTTGATTGTAATTGTTTGCTTGTTCATTGCAGTGTATATATTCATGCCCATGTGCATGAAATTAAAAGATTTATTAAAGAAAAATGAGTATGAGCACATGCAGGAAATAAAAGCCATTTATTCCAAATCGCAAAATGGTGATCCAAAAGTTAAGATTTTAGACGACCGAATCAAGATTTTGGCCAACAAGCCACTTGCTTAAATACTATGAAAATTAAAATTGGTCTGGAAAATCTGGAATAATATTA